CCCCCTATAGTCCCCCCCCCTCATGTCAGGCTGACCATCCCCGGCCTGCTCGGCTTGCCGCTGTCAGCGGCCAAGGGACGTTGCGAAAATCCTTCCGCACCAATCATCGCCCTCTTGTGCTACAATGGGTCCGCACGAGATTCCACCCGCTTCGTGGAGGGCCTATGGAACAGACCATGACGATGTTGTGTGAGATGGCGGAGGTGACTGGCGAGAACGAAGTCGAGTACACCTTCTCGCCCGATGACGAGGACCCCCACGTCTGGGGCGAGATGGTCACAGCCACGGCCGCTCCGGGCACCTACTTCGTCGGACGCCGATATGCCATCACGTTCGATGAGCGCCTTGAGCCGCCCAAGCCGCGTATGACCCGCGTGTTCATCGAGTGCTTCGACGGCGAAGCGGCTTGACCTGAAAGGATGCCATGAACTCGGTCTTCCTCGTTGGTAACCTCACCCGAGATCCTGAACTTCATTCGTTGCAGAACGGGATGAGCGTGTGTGACTTGCGCATCGCCGTGTCCGAACGATTCAAGCAGGCCGACGGCTCGTGGGGTGACCGCTCCAACTACTTCAACGTTACGGTATTCGGCCATCGTGCCGAAACCGCAGCTCAGTGGCTCAGCAAAGGGCGTAAGATCGGCGTTTCCGGCCGCCTGCGCTGGCAAGAGTGGGAGACGCAGGACGGCCAGAAACGTCAGTCGGTGAGCGTCATCGCTCACGACATCGAGTTCCTCTCGCCCAAGAGCGAGAGTGATGGCACCCTTGACTCTCAAGTCCCTTACGCTGTTGCGGCGCTTGACGCAACGCCCATCAACACCGACGACGACATCCCGTTCTGATGGAAACCATCATCGCATATGTGAAGAGCGTTGAGATGGACGACACTGGGGCATTCGCCGACGTGCGCTTCAGCATCGCCGCAGGCGACATTCCCAGGCTCATGTCCTCAGCTGTAGGCAGCCTCGGTCCACTCGCAATCGCCCTGCTCATCCCAATCGAGGAGCGCGCATGACGACATTATTTGTTGTCCTCGGGGCCTGCGTCGGCCTGCTCTTCCTGGCGGGTATCTGGGGCGCCCTCGCAAACGTGGCAGAGGAGCTTCGCCTTAGCCGCCTAGATCGCATGGCCCGTCGCAAGCGCGCCGGGTGGGAGTGAAGCCGTGAGCGACATGCACATCAAGCGCTTGAACGTCAGCAAACTTGAGCATCGCATCGACGACTTGGAGTCCGAGAACCGGCGGCTAAGGAACCAGATTTCCGACCTGTTGCCGTTCTACGACACCGTCGGGTTCTACGCGGATAACATGGACATCGCCCTCCAGCGTGCGGAGCGGGCCGAGGCCGAGGCTGAGCGTCTGCTTGAGGAGTCGGTTCGGTTGCAGTGCTGCGCAAACTGCGGGCAGCCGCATTCGCTCAGCCTAGGAGAGTGCTACTCAAGGCCAGCCGCGACCGACTCGACCGACGTGCCCGAATCATGGGAGGCCATTGAGCCAGACTGGACCTGTCAGTTCTCGCCCTCTCGCTGGGTTGCCCGCGATGCATCCGCACGCGCCGAGGGCGAGCGCGAGCCATGAGCAGCAACCCCAGCGTGATTAGTAAGCTGTTCGAACGCATCGCAGATCTTGAGGCCGAGATTGAGCACTCCAACGATCTGTGCATACGCGACCTGGCTGTGGCTGAGGAGCGCGCCGAGCAAGCCGAGGCCAAGGCGGCCCTATTGCGAGACGAACTCGCCAGCATGACGGCGCAACGCGACGAACTGCATGACCTCTGGCTGGACGCTGAACAGGGGAAGACGGACGCCGAAGCCGAGGCGGCAAAGTGGCGCTGGGTCGCAACCCACGAGTGGGTCTGCCCGCTAGACGAGATGAACCCAGGAGAGCCGGGCTCATACATCGTCGAACGCAACGTGCACCCGGAGATACTGGCCCGCGCCGATGAATGGGGAGAGTCGTGACTGACGACGTGACTGGTTCAATCTTAGTCGGCAACGTCCTTGACGTTCTGCCGACCATACCAGATCAGTCCGTGCACTGTGTCGTGACCAGCCCGCCGTACTGGGGCCTGCGGGACTACGGAGTCAATGGGCAGCTCGGTCTAGAGCCGACCCCGGATGAGTACGTCGCCAACATGGTTCGCGTCTTCGCCGAGGTCCGGCGCGTGCTGCGGGACGACGGCACGCTATGGCTGAACCTAGGAGACTCGTATGCTGGCGGCGGAAACAACCGTGGCAACAACTCACCAATCAGCGAGAAACAAGGCAGTAACGCCGGAGCGATTGGTCAGTGTGCGATGCACGCCAAGAACGCAGATTGCCGGAGTATCGGACTCAAGCCTAAAGACCTCGTCGGCATCCCATGGCGGGTAGCATTCGCGTTGCAGGCTGATGGCTGGTACCTGCGATCAGACATCATATGGGCGAAGCCGAACCCAATGCCGGAGTCAGTCACAGATCGGCCAACAAAGGCGCACGAGTATGTGTTCCTGATGAGCAAGTCGGCGCGGTACTGGTATGACGCGGATGCGGTGAAAGAGACAGGGACGGGCCAAGCCCCAGGGAACAGCGGTCCGCATAAGTACGCCGATATGAGCGGCTTCCACAAACATCTCGGCTCTATCGGACCACGTACCACCCGCAACCGCCGCACCGTCTGGACCATCGTCACCCAGCCATATCACGAAGCTCACTTCGCCACCTACCCAGAGAAACTTGTGGAGCTGTGCGTGCTGGCTGGGTGTCCCGTGGGTGGAACCGTGCTCGACCCATTCGCCGGGAGCGGAACCACTGGAGCGGTAGCGTATCGGCTCGGACGTGAGTTTGTCGGCATTGAACTCAACCCGGAGTACGCCGAGATGGCCGAGCGCCTGATTGCCCCACATCGCAACCAGATGCAGATAGGGTCTGTCACGTGACCTGTGATACTACAGGACACCTGCCGCCTACGACTTCCCGTCGGTATGCCAACACCGAGAATGGGAGCGAGGAATGATGGGGTGGAAGTGCCCCGTGTGTGGACGTGGCCTCTCGCCGTTTGTGCCAGTCTGTCCGTGTGGCGGGATGGGGCCGCAGTATACATACAGCACCACAACGAACGAATGCGATCATGCGTGGGTGGCCTACGGTTTACCCGTCCCGCACCGTCGGTGCATAAGGTGCGGGACATGGGCGCCGTTGCCGGATGAAGCCGGAGAAACGTGCACCGCTCGCTCAGAGGAAGTGGTCCGTGATGGATGATGCCGCCGGAATTATCGCAACAGCCGCGCTCGCTGCCCTTGGCTCCTTCACCGCCGGGCACACGTTCGGTTTCTGGCGCGGCAAGGGGAGAGTAACTTGTCCACTGTGCCACGGCAGCGGATCGGTCCCCGCCTATGGTCCGACCATCAACAGCGAGAAGGAAGTGTTCGACGCTGGGTTCCGTGCTGGTGTGCAGGAGGCGCGTGCAGATGCCCCGCCATCTGAAGGTGGTGAGTCATGAGCATCGGGGCATACCGCGCCGATATGCGCACCAGCTCTGGTGGCGGAGTGTCCAGGCCGCTTCCGCTCCGCGTCTTCCCGCGCCGTACGTCCGCAACTCCTACCGATGACCGCACCTTTATCGGTTATCCGCCGATGTTCTGGCCGGATGCCGACGAGGTACACGTCAGCGTTGCGTTCACTTGGGATATCGCCGAGGCAGAGCGGCTGGCCGACGCATGGACGGTTACGGGGCTCCCCGTAAAGATAGGAGGTCCGGCATTCAACCAGCCGGGCGGAGATTTCGAGCCGGGACTTTACCTCAAAGACGGGTACACCATCACGTCACGCGGCTGCCCAAATCGCTGTTGGTTCTGTGCTGTTCCGAAGCGCGAGGGCGGCCTGCGCGAGCTCAGAATCGTAGACGGATGGAACGTACTTGACGACAATATCCTCGCCTGCTCAGAGGACCATATCAGAGCCGTGTTCGCTATGTTGAAACGTCAGCCGCGCAAGGCAACGTTCACTGGCGGCCTAGAGGCAAAGCGGCTGAAGGAGTGGCATGTCGATCTTCTCGTCGATTTGAAGCCGAGTCGCATGTATTTCGCCTACGACACGCCTGATGACCTTGAGCCACTCCAGAGGGCTGGCGCGATGCTGTCGGACGCCGGACTGCGTGGGAGTCATAGTGTCTGCGCCTACGTCCTCATCGGCTACCCAGGTGACACGATGGACGCCGCCGAGACGCGGATGCGTGGTGCATGGGATGCAGGATTTTTCCCGTTCGCCATGCTCTACCGAGACAGACGCGGCGATGTGCGAAACGACTGGAGGCGATTCCAGCGGAAATGGACTAGACCAGAGATAGTCGCGTGCAATCTGAAGAAACCCAGGTAACTCAGCCCGGAACCGAGCATGACGTGAGCGTGCGGGAGCTAGGCGAAGCCTGTACCGCAGGGACCAGGGAGGGGATCTGTGTTGAATGATGCCGCCAACACTCGCGATAACCAACCGTCTGTCCCTGTCTGCCCATACTGCGGCGACGGCATGAACAGCGTCGGCACGCTGAACCACATCGAATGCGTGCGGGCGCTGACGGACCATCTCGTCGAGATTGAGGACGAGCTATCCGACAGCAGGCGGCGCGAACAGCTCTTACAGGGCGCTCTCGATGCACAGACGGAGCGCGACCTAGCCGCCTGCGAGCGGGCCGGTGAGCCGTGGTTTGACGGCGACACGGCCGACCATCTAGCGGATCTGTTGGTAGAGGAGCGCGAGGCGAGGATGCGGGCCGAGGCTGAGATATCGGAGCGGGATGCGAGGCGGTGCGACAACTGTTTGCACTGGAGCGGCCTCACCGATATGGGTCTTGACATTGGCGACTGTGAAGCCACCAAGCGGTTCTCAGCCATCAACCAGCTTCGCACTCCGGACACGTTTTCGTGTTCGTGGTGGACTGCCCGCAGCGATGATGGGAGCAAATCGTGAAAGTGTTGAAGACAAAGCCACTCATACCCGACATCACGCCTACACAACAGGAAATCATCGACAGGCAAAATGCTCGCATCACAGAGCTCGAAGCAGAGGTGGAGCGGCTGAAGTGTTGCGGCAACTGCTCATGGTGCTCGCTTGAGGACTTCGCGCTCATGTGCGGCCACAAGAGCGATGACAGCGTTCCGGGAGATTGGTGGGGTGATGTCCACTCCGACGACCCATGCCACTTCACCCCCCCCAAATGGACTCCGGTATACGACCAATGAGATCTAGTGCGCAGATGCAAGGATGCGGACTTCTGAGTCCGACGCGAGCGGGAGGCAGTCTGTGATTTGGTTCACCTCAGACTGGCACCTTGGCCACGACAACATCATCCGCTACTGCAACCGTCCGTGGCGCAGTGTGTATGAGATGAACTCGGTATTGCTTGCTAACGCTAACGCCGTTCTGCGCCCATCAGATACGCTGTATGTGATGGGCGACTTCGCCCTCCAGCGCGACACGTTCGAGTCCTACGCGGCATCCCTTCGGATGTTCTGTGGCGCAGTGTACTTTCTGCGTGGTAACCACGATGCCAAGCAAGCCAAGATTGACGGCCTCGCCATGGAGTTCAAACATAATAAGCGCCACTACTACCTCTGCCACTACCCATGGCAACAGTGGCGACCGAACACCGTGATGCTCCACGGCCACTGCCACGACAATCCCATCCCGCTACCATCCGACCCGCGACAGCACATGCGATTCGACGTTGGAGTGGATACCGAGTGGAATGGGCGCAGGTACTATCCAGTCAGCATCGAGCAGATTGAGGAGAGAATCAATGGGTGTTGACATGCGCATCACCGTTGAGGTCGAACGCTACGACGACGGGGGAGACTTCCTCCGCGACGTATGCGATATGTACGCTGGGCGCTTCTACCACTGGGCGGATGCACTTTCCATCTCCGGGCGTGAGGGCGTCATCACGTTCGCGTCGCTCAAGCGACGCAAGGACCGCCACATCTTCGACGGCACGGTCAAAGATACAGACCTCTACATCATCATGCGCGCCCTCGCCAAGCGCTATGGCAAGGACAACGTAAGGGCTCTGTGGGCGGCTGATTGAGCGCACCACTTCGCCGGAAAGGTTGCTCTACGACATGAGACTCGCCGCCATCGCCATTCTCGTTGCCATCGCCGCTCTCTTCCTGCTCACCGGGCCGAGAGCGCCGGGTGCAGATCCCAATCCGTCTCCAGCTCCGTCCACAAGCGCCACTTCTACTCCCAGTACGGCTGTGGTCAGAAGCTACTGTATGCGCGTGTACCGGAGAGCGGTTGCCCTGCACCGTCGGTATGCAAAAGCCAAGCGCTGCTTTGGTGCCAAGCCGCTTATCGTCGTAGCCGCGCGTCCGGCGCGCTCGGACTCCGACGATGTGTGGCTGGCGCGTCGGGCGCAGTGGACGGCTCAGTGCCAGAAGATGAGCAGGCTCACCAAACGCATGGTGGCGAGGATGCGCCGCCCCGGCGGTACACCGAGCGGCGCGAGGTGGATTCCGCTGGCCCGGTGGGTCGGCTGGCCGGAGGAGCAGATCGGAACGCTCGTCTACATCATGGCGAAGCGCGGTGGAAGCGGCGAGAGTGGCGGGCGTCCCGGCGCACACAACCCAGTCATAGACTGCACCGGGCTGATGCAGATTTGGCCTGGCAACCTGACATATCTGCGCATCTCATGGCGGGCCAAAATCGCATGGCTCAAGAACCCCGAGAACAACCTGCGTGCCGCCCTGCGTCTATGGCGCAGGTACGGTTGGGAGAAGTGGGCGCTATGAACCCTGGAAAGGCGAGCTTCGGCATCATCCACGGCGACTGCCTAGATGTCATGGCCGGGATGGATGCCGGATCGGTGGACGCGGTTGTGACGGACCCGCCGTATGGACTTGAGTTCATGGGCATGGCGTGGGACAAGCTGGACTGGCGCGACGGTGTCGGCATGAGCAAATGCGGCCTCGGCGACCGGGCTACGGAGTGGGTCAGTTACGGCAGCGAGACGGCGAACGCGACCTGCGCCGTCTGCGGCGGCAGGATGCGCGGTGCGAACAAGTGCAGCTGCGAGTCGCCCGAATGGCGCGTGAAGGGTGAGGCGTACCATAGCCGTAACGCCTACCGCGCCGCCATGATGCAGGAGTGGCATCAGGAGTGGGCCACCGAAGCCATCCGCGTCCTCAAGCCAAGCCACTATCTGCTCGCATTCGGCGGCACACGCACATGGCATCGACTAGCCTGCGCGCTTGAGGACGCCGGGTTTGAGATACGCGACACGCTCATGTGGCTGTACGGCACCGGATTCCCTAAGGGGGATGCCTGCCTCAAGCCAGCATGGGAGCCAATCATTCTCGCCCGCAAGCCTGGTCGGAAGAGAGAGCTTGGGATTGATGCGTGTCGGATAGCGATAGGTGGCGGCCAAGACGCACCACAACATAACGCATCCGGTCGCTGGCCAGCGAACCTCGTCCTCGAATGTACCTGCGACAAGACGCTTATCGGGACGGTGAAGACGGGGACGGCCGTGCGTCACAACAGCGGAGGAAAGACGTTCGGCACCGACTCAGACAAGCCTCCGATGGACGACATGACCTATGCGCCGGGCGGTACTGAATCAGTCCGCATCCACACTGACCCCAACTGCCCCTGCGCGATGCTGGATGCGCAGACGGTGGACCAGCGCGGCAACGGCAAATCAGGCGGCGCATCGCGCTTCTTCTATTGCGCCAAGGCGAGCCGGAGGGAAAGGGACGCTGGTCTGGACGGGATGGATAAGCGGTACGTAGCGAGGGACAACGGCTACAGCGACAAGATCAGCGACACGAAGATCGCACGGGCCAATCGCCATCCCACTGTCAAGCCAATTGCTCTCATGAGCTGGCTAGTCAGACTCGTGGCACAGTCCGGAGAGGTCGTACTTGACCCATTCATGGGCAGCGGCACTACGGGTGTCGCCTGCGTGGATGAGTCCCGCAACTTCATCGGCATCGAGCGTGAGGCCGAGTACGTCGAAATCTCTCGCCGCCGCATCGAGTTTGCATCAAGACAGAGCAGCCTGCCCGTATGAGCCGTCCTACCTGTCGCGGATGCGGCTGCCTGCTCAGCCGAGACCACCAAGGTGTGCTCTGGTGCTCGCCATGTCAGCGCAGCCGACGCGACTACAACCCGCGCCATGACCCGAACTTCATTGACCAGCTGCTCGCGCTGTTCATCGCCCACGAGGGTCAGCGCATCTCGCCACAGGACGAGCTTTGCATCTCGCCGCTCTTCCGCAAGGCCATCCAGGACGGCATTCGCTCGCTGCGCCGTCAGGGGCACGTCATCGAAGCGGTTGAGAGGCGGCGTGGATACACCTACCTAGGCCGCTCCATCGAAAATCGCCCATAGGATGCCTTGAAGGCCCGGAATGGTCAACACCACCGGAGCGCCGCGAAATCCCCTCTAATGGCCGTTTATTGCCCATATTCGCGATCTTCTGTGGCAATACCCGCGCGGTGCGTGCCATCCCTTCCCAACTTGCGGCAGCGACACGGCCTATCCGCAGGCACGATTCGCCCCATAGTTATGAAATGTCGGTAAAACTTCGCGCGAGGTATCACCATATGTCCCAGCCCGATCCCATCATCATCGAGTGGTGGCCGATCACACTCCCCAAGCCATACGAGAGGAACGCCCGGCGCATCCCCGAGTCTGCCGTCTCTAAGGTTGCCGCATCACTCCGCGAGTTCGGATGGAAGCAGCCACTGGTCGTCAAGAAGGACGGCACGATTATCGCCGGGCACACCCGCCTGCTCGCGGCTGAGCGCCTAGGGTTGGACGTTGTTCCGGTCATTGTCGCGGATGACCTCTCGGACGCCCAGGCGAGGGCCTACCGCCTAGCGGACAACCGCACCGCGCAGGAGTCGGGCTGGGACTACTCCATGCTGAACGTCGAACTTGAGGACCTCGCCAAGGAGATTGACGTGACACTCGCCGGATTCGACCCGAGCGAGCTTTCCGGCATTGACCTTAGCGTTGACACTACGCCGCTCGACAGCGCGCTCGGATACGTCGTCAGTGTGACCTGCGACTCTGAGAGCGAGGTTGAGGCCGTGATGGAGCTGCTCGCATCCTACGGCTACGACGCAAAGAGGAGGGGAGCCTGATGGCTGCCAAGAAGACGCCGAAGCAGGTACCCAACCCCGGCTCGAATGAGGCGCTTGAACAGGGCTGCACCTGCCCGGTGCTAGACAACAATCACGGCTGGGGGTTCCCGCGTGGAGACGGAAGCGGGCCAGCGTTCTGGATTGCCGCAAACTGCCCGCTGCACGGCTCGCAAGGTGCGGCCTGATGGCTCGCCCGAAGGTCAACATCGACCCTGACCAACTGGAGTCGCTTGCGGGCATCCAGTGCACGCAAGCAGAAGCAGCCGCCGTCATCGGCATCACGCAGGCCGCTCTCTCGCAACGGCTGAAGACGGACAAGGTGCTCGCCGACGCATGGGAGAACGGACGCGCCCGTGGAAAGGCGTCGCTGCGACGTAAGCAGTACGAGGCCGCGATGAAGGGCGACCGCACCATGCTTATCTGGCTTGGCAAGAACTGGCTTGGGCAGGCCGACAAGCTGGAGCAGGATATCGGCTCCAAGGATGGCACGGCGGTCAAGTTCGTGGCCGAATGGGGCCAAGGCTACGCCCCGCGCAAGGAATCCGAGCCAACCATCGAGGCCGACAAGCAGGCAGAGTAAGTGCCGCGCGGAGGAGCCAGAACTCCCAACATCGCAGAGCGGCACATCAAGCTGCGGCTCTTCACGCCCCACGAGGGCCAGCTTCGCCTCGCCCAAGATCCGGCACGCTTTCGCTGCGTCGCCTGCGGGCGACGCTGGGGCAAGACGTTCTTCGCGGCGAACGCCCTGGCGAAATACGGCTGGGAAAACTCCGAGTACCCCGGCTGGTGGACGGCGCCGACATACGGGCAGGCGGTAAAGGGCTTCGAACTCATCACCAGCAACTTCGGACCGGCAATCAAGAGCAAGCGCGCCAGCCAGGGACAGATGTCGGTGACATTTCACAGCGGCGGAAGGCTGCGCTTCGTCTCGACCGAGCGTTACGAGAACCTTCGAGGCGAGGGCGTCGGCTTCATGGTGTTGGACGAGGCTGCGTTCATGGCCCGCGACGCATGGGAACAGGTGCTGCGACCGATGCTCTCGGACACCGGAGGGCGGGCACTGTTCCTGTCAACGCCGAAGGGTCGTAACTGGTTCTACGAGGTATGGATGCGGGGGTGGAACCACGACGACCCAGACTATTCGTCCTACCACTACCCCACCTCGTCATCCCCCTACATACCCGCCAGAGAGGTCGAGGAGGCGCGGCGCACCCTCCCGGCCGACGTGTTCGCTCAGGAGTACGAGGCCGAGTTCCTCAGTGAGGCGGCAGGAGTCTTCCACAATGTGCGCGGCTGCATCTACGACACCAACGAGGACACCGGCTGGCCCTTCCCCGACACACCGCAGAAGGGGCACCGCTACGTCCACGGCTGGGACGTCGCCAAGCATACCGACTTCAGCGTCATCACCACCATCGACACCGACGCCCAACCGAAGCCGCGCGTAGTGGACTGGACACGGTTCAACGATATCCGCTACGACACGCAGATGGACATGCTCGCCCGCGTTGTCGGCAAGTGGGGCGGCTATGTCCTTATGGACACAACCGGCCTCGGCGATCCGATCTATGACTCCCTCATTGGCCGTGGCGTGCCAGTGGTCGGCTACCACTTCACTAGCAGCACCAAGCAGCAGATCATTCAGAACCTCGCAGTAGACCTACAGCACGGCGACATCCAGTACCCCGACATCCCCGTTCTCGTCAACGAACTTGAGACGTACGCCTACGAAATCGGCCCGACCGGCAACATTCGCTACTCGGCCCCAGAGGGTATGCACGACGACTGTGTCATCTCCCTCGCTCTCGCCGACTGGGCCAACCGTCACCCAGTGTGGAATCAGAACGCCATCCTTTCCGTCAGCGATGACGATTGGTCAATCTCCCCGATTTGACCGTCGTTATTACTTTATTAGGCAATCTGCGGCAGCGATGCGCTGCGCACCTGTCACCCTGACGTATCGTGGGGATTCTCTCAACAATCACAGGTGCTGATAACAAGGCACTGGTTGAAGCCGTCCGCATCTCGCAGGCACAAGTCGAGTCTCTCATCAAGGAGGCCGTAGCTGCCTCAGCGAATGAGGAGATTCTGACCGAGCGCATAGCAGAGCTTGAGCTTGCCCTAGAGGACAATCTTTGGACGCGAATGCAGGGCGCTGGCGATGAGTTTCAGTTCAGCCGCGATGGGTTGGACAAGATCATCCGCAACTCCCGGCTGTACTACCTCAAGAACCCCGTAATCCGCAGGCCGGTTGACCTCCAGACCTACTATGTCTGGGGCCAGGGCATCTCGATTCGTGCCGAGTCCAGCGTTGACGATGTGGTGCGTGCTTTCCTCTCCGATCCTACCAACGAACGCTCATTCAACAGTCACGACGCGCGCACCAAGCTTGACAAGCAGCTGACCGTTGAAGGAAACCTCTTCCTGCGATTCTTCATCGACTCCCTGTCTGGTCGGGTTCGCGTGCGCACCCTGAACGTTGACGAGATGCGCTCCGTCATCCGTAACCCGCAGGACTCTGACGAGGTCTGGTTCTACCTCCGCAGGTGGACCACTGATGAGGGCGGCAAGCAGGTACAGCACCAGAGGCTCTACCCCGACCTCATCTACTGGCGCGAGTTGCGCTCCTCGCGGTCTGGCGATGTGCAGATGGCATCCTATTCTGTGAGCGGAGACCAGGTTGCCATCGACTGGGATACCCCTGTCAAGCACGTCAAGACCGGGACCATCGGCGACATGGACTTTGGCATCCCCGAGACGTACGCCGCACTCGACTGGGCGAGGGCGTACAAGGAGGCGTTGGAAGATTACAAGAAGGTCATCCGCTCGCTGGCAAAATGGGCATGGAGCCTGAAGACGCAGGGAAATCAGGCGTCGGTTGACGCAGCCGTGGCAAAACTCCAGTCAACGCTTGGCACCAGCTTCGGCCTGGATGAGGCGAACCCAGCTCCAACTGGTGGCTCAACGTTCGTATCCGGTGCTGGGGTCGATCTTGCTGCCGTTGACGTTTCCAAGGCCGCCGTTGACCCGGAGGGATTCCGCCGCCTGCTCCTCATGGCCGCGTCTTCAATGGGCCTGCCAGAGACGTTCTACGGCGACGCGAATGTTGGCAACCTCGCTACTGCCACTAGTATGGACCGTCCGACCGAACTAAAGTTCCTCGACCGGCAGAAGCTTTGGGCGGACATCCTCACCGACGTGTTCGCGGTCGTCATTGATTCCGCCGCACGCGCCGCCAACAACCCGTCAGTCAGGGGCTCGGGTACCGACGATGTCACCCAACTGCTCAGACTCAAAGACAAGAGCGGCAAGGATGTCAGCCGCGAGGTAGTCATCGACTTCCCGCCCATCCTCCAGCGCGACGTGCAGAAGCAGGTACAGGCCATCGTCACGGCCGCCACCATGAACGGACAGCCGATTCAGGTGATGAACGACGGTCCGACCCTCATGCGCATCATCCTCACCGCACTCGGCATCGGCAACGGCGAGGAAATCGTAGAGAAGTTCTACCCGTCCGACGGCAGCGAGCCGCAGCTGCAACCAATCGAGACGTTCGCAGTCAAGGATGTCCAGCCCGGCCCCGGCGACACAGCCAATCCAAACCAGCGCCCCACAGCCCGTCCGTCGCCAGACCCGGCTGGCAACAAGCCGCCTGTTCCCGCTGGCGACAAGGCACAGCAGCGCGCTCAGGAAGGACTCGCCGCCGTGGTCGCCGGTCTGCAAGAGGCAATCAGCGAGCTTCGAGAGAGGCCGTGATGGACGCCCAGGTGCTAGAGGCACTGGACGCTACCGCGCGCGGTGCCCTCTATCTCTCTAAGACTATTGCGCTGACTGAGTCCCGAAACGAGATGCAGCGCGCCGCAGCAGCCATGTTCAACCGCCAGGCATGGGACATCCTCCAGGCTATGGACAGCTTCCACATGAGCGAGGCGCAAGGTGACGATACCGAGCGCCAGGTTGCGGCAATCACTGCGGCGATTATGCTGGCGCTCAAGCGCCGCCTAAATGAGGACGCAAAGCTCTTCACCGACGCCTACCTTGGGGCCATCTCTGCGTCACTCACTGAGGGGTGGCTATCCCGGCATGGCATTCATGTACGTCCTGATGACGTGCGGGCGAGCGAATGGGTCGCTGCGCACGGAGCCGAGATGGTAACCGGCGTAAACGAGTGGACGCGGACGCAGCTACGCGCTCTGTTGCTTGACGGGCTCGAGAACGGCAAGTCGATTAGCGAGATCACCGAGAGCATAATGACGCGCTTCGCCGACATGACCGCGTACCGAGCTGAAACCATTGCTCTCACAGAGACGAGCAGGGCTATGAGCTACGGGACCCTAGAGCAGGGCCGCATCATGGAGCGCGCCGGGCTAGATGTGGTGAAGGAATGGCTGCTACACCCGCTGCACCCGCACGTAGATGAGTGTGACGACAACGCCCAGATGGGTCCTGTCTCCCTTGACACGGTTTACCTACCGGACGTACTAGCACCGCCAGCCCATCCGCGCTGCATGTGCTTCCTGGAAGTCTACCCAGAGGGCGCAGTCCCGGACAATCTTCAGATTCTAGGCCAGATTATGGTCATCCCGACCGAAGACCGCACCCGATGAGGTGACGACAATGCCTGACGAAATCCGCGAAGTCGAAGACCTATACCTCGGCAGCGAAGTCGTTGCCCTGAAAGAGCGCGCTATCCGCGACGATGGCACTATCCCCGTGAAAATCATCCAGCCCGGCTGGGGGTCGAGCGGATACTACAGCCCGCAGTTGTTGGAGCAGTATGCCAGCAAATGGAAGCCGGGAACCCAGATGTACCTAGATCACCCGACGGAGTCTGAGGGACGCGAGCGCCCCGAGCGCAGCGTCCGCGACTTGGCGGGAGTCCTCACCAGCCCGGCCGAGTACCGCGCCGACGGGCCGGACGGCCCAGGACTGTATGCTGAGGCTCAAGTCATCGACATCTACAAGCCGATGATTGAGGCGCTGGCTCCCCACATCGGGGTTAGCATCCGCGCGCACGGCGTGTTCGAACCCGGCGAGGCCGAGGGGCGTAAGGGCCGCATCATCACGCGCATCGACTCGGTAGAATCGGTTGACTTCGTCACCCGGCCTGGTGCCGGAGGCAAGGTGTTGGCCCTCATGGAGTCCATGCGGCAATCGAGCGGCAGCGAGAGCAACGATGACGTTCACACTCCCACAAGCACCGTCGAAGAGGCGGACGAGAGCAAGGAGACCGATCAGATGGAACTGACAGAAGCGCAGGCTCGCATCACCGAGCTTGAGGGCAAGCTGTCGGAGGCAGAGACGATGGTGTCTGAAGCCAACGACCGCGCCAATCAGGCTACTGAGCGCGCTGACCGCGCCGAGATGGCTCTCGCCGTCCTGGAGGCGCAGCGCGAGGCCGGTAGAGCACTGGCCGACATCGACCTTCCCGCGCCTAGCAAGCAGCGCATCGCGGAGTCTGTGGCGAAGAACCCGCCTATCGTGGATGGCCAGATTGACATTGACGCGCTGAAAGCGTCTGTTGAGGAGGCCGCCAAGGCTGAGGCCGAGTACCTCGCCAAGATTCTCGGGACCGGCGAGATCAAGGAGCAGGGCAAGTCCACGCACGAAGCCAAGGACGACACCAAGATTCAGGAGGCCGCCGTCGCGCGCTTTATGCGTGTCTTCGGCATGTCCGAGGATCAGGCAAAGCTGGCGGTCAAGGGCCGCTGACCAACGGAGGTAGGCCGGAATGGCTGCAAACGAAGTGTACAACCAGGGAGATTTTCTCCCTCTGACCGTCGGCGCGAGCGTCGCCGCTGGTTCTCCCGTCTGCGTGGGCCAGCTGCCCGGTGTGACCGTCACTGCCACTGGCTCTAGCGGCACGCAGAATGCCACGGTGTGCGTCAAGAACGGAGCGGTGTTCAACCTGTCGGTAAAGGCCGTCGATACCGGAGGCAACAGCGCCGTCGCCGTGGGCGACATCATCTACTGGGTAGTGGGCGACACGCCTAAGCTCTCTAAGAAGAATACGGGCGTGAGGTTCGGCATCGCCCTTCAGGCAATCACTAGTGGCTCGACCGCGACGATCCCCGTTCGTCTCTCGACCTGACAAAAGCGAAGCTGCGGCTCACCGGAAAGAGATGCCGCCGCTTCTGAGTCCCCACCGGAGGTAGGGCACAGATGGACCATACCGAGTTCAAGACGCTTACGGAAGAGGCACAGGCTTCTGCCGACCGCGTCCACGAGCTTCTCGGAGGCGAGAAGCAGGAGGGCTTTGCCCGCCGTAGCAATCACTCCATCGAGGCCATCGACGCCACGGTGGACATCTTCGAGCGCGCTGTCGCGGGAGAGAACAAGGGCCTGTATGAGTTCCGCGAGGCCAGTATGCTCTCCGACTTCCCCTATCTCTTCGGGGATGTTCTCGACCGGAGCATGATGAGCTACTACCAGGCGTGGATTCCTGACTGGACGAGCTACGTCAAGTTTGGTCGCCCGCTCCGCGACTTTCGCCAGGCCAAGCGCCTTGGGATGATTGGCTTGACCGATGTGCTCCCGGCCGTTGGTGAGCGCGAGGAATACGCTGAGCGGCATCCGTCCGAGGAGACGCCGATCACGCTCCAGGTCGGCAAGTTCGGCACCAAGTGGGGCGTGAACTTCGAAACGCTAATCAACGATGACCTCGGCGCTCTGGCCGACATGCCGCAGAGCCTCGCCATCGCCGCGCGGCGCACCGAGGCCCTCAAAGTCGCCCAGCTGTTCGTGGACGCAAACGGCCCCAACGCTAACGTCTTCAAGACGGCTAACAAGAACCAGATCAACACGACCAACGGCGCGGCAAGCAACAACCCTGCTCTGACCATCGACGCGCTTGGTGATGCCATGCTCGTCCTGGGCAAGCAGGTCGATGCATATGGCCATCCGATTGTCATCGAGGCCGCCACGCTGGTCGTTCCGCCTGCGCTTGAAATCAAGGCCCGCAACATCCTGATGAACGCCTACCAAATCCAGGTGGCGCAGGGCGGCGGCGCGTACAACGCTCAGAACCAGCTGGTCACGACCAACTGGATGGCCGGTCGTCTGTCGGTGCAGGTGAACCCGTACATTCCCTACGTCGCCTCTACCGCCAACGGCAACTCCTCATGGTTCGTCATCGCTAACGCGCTGGGCAATCGCCCGTTTGCGGAGTTCAGCCCGCTCGCCGGTCACATCGGCCCCGAGCTGTTCGTGAAGACGCCCAATAGTCAGAAGCTTGGTGGCGGCACGGTCCCGGAGGACTTCGACCAAGAGGCCGTCTGGTACAAGGTCCGCGATATCTTCGGCGTCGCCATCGTGGACCCGAAGCTCGCCGTGGCGAGCAACGGCTCCGGCTCCTGATTGGAGCCGTGAGCTAGCCGGGGCGTCGGCAGGGCCGATAGTCCCGTTGTAAGGGGCCGCGCGGAGGAGCGACTTCGGATCGCTGCACCGCGCGGCCCCGTCAGCTAGGGGGCATGATGACGTTCACGTACGACACTAGCACCGACGCAGGCCGGGTGCGGCTGCTCATCTCCGACACAGACGAGAACCGCCAAATCTTTCAGGACGAGGAGATTGCGGCCTTTCTTTCCATGGTGGGCGGGTCAGTGATGCTCGCCGCTGCGATGGCTCTCGACACCATCGCGTCGGACGCAGCCCTCACGCAACAGGCGGTCACGATTCTCGGCCTCGCTACCGACGGCCCAGCCGTCGCCAAGGAACTCCGCGCCCGCGCCGCGCAGCTACGGCAGGATGCCGATTCCATGAGCACTGACGCACCCGCGTTCGGAAGCGCCTCGTTCGCCGACGATGCCTTGCAGGCTGAGGAGACGTATTGGAAGACGCTCATGCGGGAGGGCCTGTTGTGAACTCGGTTCCCATTGGTGGTAACCGACTTAACATGGCGCTCGATCACCTCTTCGGTGACGAGGTGACAATCATGCGTGCCACTGTCACCACGAGCAGCATCGGCGAGATTCAGGAGTCATGGGCGGTACTGCCGGGACATGACAATCTGCGCGCTAACGTCGGACCCGTTGACGTGGGTCTAAGAATCCGTCCGCAGGAGACACGACTTGACCAGGTGACGCAAATCCGCACGCAGCGCCGCGTCATCCTGAACGGCCAGTACAACGAGATTCAGCACGGCGACCGGATGATGTGGGACGGCTTCCCATGGAGCGTTACCAGCATTATCCAGGACCCAACCGGAACGTTCACTCAGTTGCTCATCGAGAAGGTCATCCCCGGAAATGTATGAGGTCTACGTAAAGGGCGTTACGGAAGTGAACCGCAAGCTCGCCGCCTGCCTGGCAATCCTAGAGAATCCAGCATCGCTCCGCGATGAGCTGCTTCCCAGCGGAAAGATGGTCGAGGCCGTCGCTAGGCAGCTTGCCCCGCACGACTACGCCTACCCGTCTCCGCCGTGGGACGAGTACGGCCAGGGGTACTTGGCGAGCCATATTGTCACGCGCCCCGGCGCTGGCGCATCGGTCAAGATTTCCGCAGAGGCTCCGTACGCCCGAAAGCTTGAGTACGGCGGCGTCAGTCGCGGCAATATGCACTTCATCGGCGTGGAAGGTGATGAGGTTGGCAACGTCAGACTCGTTACTAACGCGCCACATCCATTCATGCTCCCTGCCTATGAGGAGACGCGCGAAGAGGTCGTCATGGACTTCGCCGCCAACCTCGCGGCACGATTCGCGGCGGTGTTCGGCGCATGAGCTTTGAATCGACACTCGTTACCGCCCTGAAGAGCCACAGCGCCCTATCGGCGCTTGTCGGAACCCGTGTCTATCATCACCGGATGCCAGAGGAGCCGACGCTGCCGTGTGTCGTTATCAATCGCGTCGGCGGTGCACGGCTGCACGCACTTGGCGGGGGCATCAAAGCATCCACGCCGCGCTTTTACATCGACCTTTGGGATGAAGACATGACTAGCGTTATCGGTATCTCCGAGGCACTAGAGGATGCACTCCTGACGATGTGGGGCACGGCCGAGGTCAACATCATGGACGTAGCGGACTACGAGGAGCAGCGCGGACGTATGTGCCGTCGTCGCTTCGATGTGAGGTTCACCCATGCAGGACGCTGAGATCGTCGGGCAGCTGCGTGTCATCCGCGACACGCTCTTCAGCCTATCTATGTCTATTGATGCGACCCTAAAGCGCTGTGAGGGCAACGAATCGGCCGAACTGCGTGAGCCTGCGGCAGCGGAGTGTTCACATCCCCGCAAAGTAACGAGACAGACCGCAGGTAGCACCAAGATACTCTGGTTCTGCCCCGATTGCGGCGCACAAGGAGAGCAAGCATGACAGTGTACAAGAGTTCCGACGTTGCCTTTTTTCTGGCCGATGGCTTCAGCCTGCTCCCTTACATGCTGACCATCGACGCTAAGGCTACGGCAACGGTGATGGACACCACGCCCCTAGGCGCTACGGCAGAGCGAAAGCAGTTCGGCGGTGTCAGATCGGCCACCATTGAGCAGACCGTCGTCTACGACGATTCCGCGCAGGCTACCAACGCATTCATCCGCGACGCGAGCTTCGGCAATCTGGCATCCAGTTGTCCGGTTGCGTGGGCGTTGGCAGGAAACGCTCTGGGCCAGCCATTCTTCGGGTACCCGTCGATGTTGGTGTCTGCGGAGAGGCGCGGCGTCAACAAAGGCGAGGTCGTTGTCCAGGACATCAGCTATGAGTCGGCCGGGTCATACGGCCGCGAGGAAGGTGTCATCCTAGCTCCCGCTGGTACCGTCGTAACGAGCGCAAGCAACCAGGCCGGGGCCGACTGCGGCGGGGCACCGGTTTCCGTCTCTTCGTCTAGCGTCGCTAACCCAACAGTCATCACCACGTCATCCGCCCACGGACTCGCAAGCGGCGACACCGTCATCATCGCCAGCCACACCGGATCGACGCCGTCAATCAACGGCACGTACGTTGTGACCGTCACAGACGCGACGCACTTCACTATCCCTGTGAACGTGACTGTCGGGGGCACGGGCGGCACCGTGCAGCGCGCCAACGGAGGCAGCCTCCACGTCCACGTACCGGCGATTACGTTGGGTGGCTACACCAACTGGGTTGTGAAGCTCCAGTCTGCTACCACAATCGGCGGCACCTACACCGACGTTTCAGGGGCATCAGCGACGTTCACCACCGCTCCTACTGCGGCAGCCATCGCCATCCCGGCCGGAACGCCCATAAGCCAATACTGCCGAGTCGCCTATGTGTTGACCGGCAGCGGAAGCAGCCCGTCCCTCTCGTTCTTCGCGGGGTTTGCGAGGCGCTGACACAAGAACAACGGCCGCTCCCAGGCGAGAGACGCGGCCACACCTACCGGAGGTAAGAAGTGGCTCAGTACAACTGGTCGAACATCAAGGTGGAGTTCGACAACTCCAGCGGCACGCTTGTCGATATGTCGCAGTACATCACGTCAATCAACGGCGTGAAAATCAACGCCCCGACGGTGGACGTGACGCCCCTTGGCTCAAGCGCTGGCGGCTGGCAGAAGAACCTCTTTGGCGGCCTGCTTCAGATGGATGAGATTACCATCGAGGGCTTCTACGACGACACCGCCTCTACCGGCCCGGATGCAATCTTCAAGGATCTCGGTTGCGTCGCTACCAGCGGCGGCACCCGCACCCTCAAGGTGACTTGGGGCGGCACCAAGTACACCCAGGTCGAGACGATCATCACCGGCTATGACCGCACCCCGAGCAAGGGCCAGCCTACCATGTTCACGGTCACGCTGACCGCCACTGGCGCCGTCACGGAGGTCTAACCGTGGGCCTGCTAGTCACGCAGTACACCACGAGGGTCAACGTTCCTGACTCGGATGAGTGGCTGGACATCCGGCCGCTCTCGTGGGCAGAGATTGAGGGCGCTGAGATGGTCGCCGCCGTAGATGCCGTCAAGGCTGCCAAGGCACTGGACATCGAGAAAGTGCTGGACGGCGCCTCAGAGGATGACATAAAGGCCGTCATCGAGCGTCAGTCGGCCGATCCTCTGGCGCAGCTGGACATCTTCTCTGTTCTGCGTGCAGGCATCGTTGCGTGGAGCATCGACGCCGAGGTGTCGCCCGAGAACATCAAGCTACTTGAGCCTCGCGTTGCGCGATGGGCGGCGCTCCAGATTGTAGGACTCCGCAGTCGGGAAGACCTGGGAAACTCCTCCTCGCCCTCGACTCCTTCCTGAACGGAGACGAGGGCGCAGAGGAGCCACCACAGTGGCGACTCAGCCGCATGTGCGAAGAGGGGCTGGCCTCATCGCTCCTCGATGCCATGCAGCAGCCGCTCCTTCTCGCTGGCGACGTAATGTGGATGCGCGCGTACGCACAAGCACGCAGAAACCTGTTCGACAAGGACCTAGACAAGAGCAAGCTTCCGAACGATGCACCTCACCAGATGGCAAAGGCAGTACAACTGAAACAGCGTACCGGCAGATGGCCGTGGGAGATGTAAGATGACCGACGTTGCACAGTTGGACATCGTCATCCGCGCAATCAACGCGGCTGGTCCGGGCATTCGCTCAGCGCAGCGCGACATCGCTTCTTTTGAGGGCGCCAGCACCAAGACCGGCGCCTCGATGGAGCAGACCACCAAGAGGGTTGGCCGCAACTGGGAGCGCATCGGCCTCGGCATGACCAATGTTGGCCGTGCGCTGACCAACTACGTTGGGATACCGACGCTCGCCGTGGGCGCAGCTACCAGCGTTCTGGCCTACAAGTACAACAAGGCCCTGACACGAATCGGCGCGCTCACGGGGGCGTCACAGAAGCAGACCGAGCAGTGGCGACAGCAGGTGCTGGCCCTGTCCAAGGATATCGGCAAGTCGCCCCAGGATTTGGCCGAGGGCCTCTACTTCGTGGCCTCTTCGGGATTCAAGGGCGCCCAGGCGTTCAGCATCCTCAAGGCTTCCGCCACGGCCGCTGCGGCTGGCCTTGGTAACACCCTCGATGTGGCCGATGCCGTCACCTCGGTGATGTCTGCCTACGGCCCCAAGGTCATCAGCGCGGCCAAGGCCACTGACATTCTCGTCGCGGCTGTCCGCGAGGGGAAGGCCGAGCCGCAGGAGTTCTCGGCCTCGCTCGGCCGCATTATCCCCATCGCCGCCAAGGCTCACGTCTCGTTCGGCCAGGTGGCAGGAACCCTCGCCGCCATGACCGTGACCGGCCTCTCTACCTACGAGGCAGTCACCGCTCTGCGCGCGGGTATCAACGCCATCCAGGCCCCCACGAAGCAGGGCATGGACACCCTCAAGGCGTACGGCCTCTCCTACGTCAAGCTCCGTGACGACATGAGGAATAAGGGCTTGATCCAGACATTTGAGGAGATGGACAAGGCATTCAAGGGCGATCCGCTGGCGTGGCGCAAGGCCATCGGCAACATCCGCGCCGTCACGGGTATCCAGAGCCTCCTCAGCGCCCGCTACGAGAAGAACATAGCTCTGATCAAGCGCGTCCAGGGAGCAAACGGCGACCTCGCCAAGGCGATGGACCGCGTTAAGCAGTCATCTGCGTGGAAGTGGGACAAGGCACTGTCGGAGGCGAAGGTCGCAGCCATCGACTTCGGCAGTGAAGCCCTGCCCGTCTTCACCAGCCTCCTCGGTGTGCTAACCAGCATCATGGGTCTGGTCAACAAACTCCCCAGCGGACTCAAGAAAGCCGCCATCATCGGCGGCCTCGCGGCCGGTGGCAGTGGCCTGCTCCTCCAGGGAATCGGAGGCGCTATCCGAGGCGCGCAGCTGCTAGGAGGCGTACTCGGCCTGGGCGGCGGAGCCGCGTCTGCTGCGGCCGGTGGTGCTGGCACCGCTGCCGTGGCCGGTGGTACTAGTATCGTAGCGACCGCCGCCACCATCATCATCCCAGTGGCCGCTGCGGCTGTCCTCGGCTACGCCCTTGGTAAGACGCTCAAGAGCATGAACGACCCAAGGAATCAACTTGGCTACAAGGGCGGAGTCAACGACAAGCGCATCCTGGAGCATAGCGGCTCCATTACTGAGTGGAAGAACCCGGATACCTACAAGATTCCGCTCGACCTGAAGGACGCAGCCGCATGGGTGAAAGTCCAGCGCCTGCGCGACTTCATCAACAACCCCAAGAACTGGAACCTTCCGCTCGCCGCCAGTCACAAGACGCTCCAGGAGCAACTGGGCAAACTGTATAGTCAGGCGTCTCCTATGCCGAGCCATCGGCTGGTATCTCAGCACCAGAACATGTTGAACACTATCGAGGTCACCAACCCATTCCAGAAGATTCCTCCGATTGTCGTCCCGGCGCATATCAACGTGGACACCAAGCAGGGTATGCAGCAGCTGCGGGCATGGAAGAAGTCCCTCACGCCGCAGCAGCTGGCCGTCTGGAATCTCCGGGTAAGCTCCGACCAGGCCGTGCAGGCCCAGAAGCGCGTTGACCACCTGCGGGCTCAGATCAAGGCCCTCGGCAACGTCAAGGGCAACCCCAAGCTGGATGCCCGCGACGCATCGCTGCGCGCCAAGCTCAAGAAGGCTCGGGCTGACCTCGCGGCGCTGACCAGCCAGACCGCGCGCCCAACTATCGACGCGACCAACAACGCTTCCGGGACCATCAGCGCCGTCAAGTCACAGCTGGCAGGCATCCCGCGCTTCGTCCAGATCTCCATCCAGGCGACCGGCAAACTACCAACAATGGCCGCCCATGCTGCCGGTGCCGTCGTCCGTCGTCCCGAGATCGCCCTCATCGGTGAGAAAGGCCCCGAGGCCGTCGTGCCGCTGAACGATCCCGGTCGGCAGACTGCGGTGCTGCGCGAGGCAGGTATCCTGTCACGTGGCGGCAGCGCGACCGTCACGCAAGAGGTCCACTACCACAACCACCAGCACTTCCCGCAGGGAGTTGTCGTGAGCGACATTGCGCGGTTCGGACGCCAGATCGAGCCGTACACCACGCGGGGCATGGACATTGCCGACCGACGCCGTCGGCGCGGACTCGCGGGGATGGCCTGATGGCAGTACCTACTTACCAGCTGGGTTCAATCAACCTCAATAACCAAACTACGTACTCGGTAGACAAGCAGGGCGTGAACCTCGGCGCCAAGCAGCGGTACTACGAGGACGCGCCGAGCTACTCGGGCGGCGTCGCTCAGGTGAATGTCCGCGACAACGGCTATTCGCCGATGACTATCCCACTGTGGGTACAGGGCACCTCGGTATCCAACCTAGAGACGCTAATCGACGCGATTCGCACCGAGACGGCGAAGCCCACCAACACCCTGACCGTCGATGGCGTCTCCTTCGGCGTCGGGGTATGCAACGACCCTGACTACGAGCGCGACCAGCAATACTACCAGCAGTTTCGCGCTTACGTGACACTGACTCTCTCTAGGACTAGCTGATGGCCGTCACCGTCTCTAGTGTCACCCCGGCACAAGGGCCGTCAGGCACCCTCGTCATCATTACCGGCACTGGCTTCTCACCGGACACCGTCCGAAGGGTGAAGTTCGGCGCCGTCGATGCTGGCCCCAACTTCCAAGTCGTCGATGACACCGCCATCGCCTGTCTTGTGCCCTACAGCGCATCCGGCGGCACCGTCAGCATCACGGTCTACGACGACTCCGGGAGCGGGTCTGGTGGCACCTTCTTGTATGACGCGAATGTTGGCGATCCCGGCAGTACGAGCGGCGCTGCGCCGACCGTCACCGGCGTCTCTCCCTCAACCGCCACCACCAGTGATGGCGGCGAGGATGTGACCATCACCGGAACCGGCTTCACCACCGCCTTGGAGGTCTACTTCGGCAGTGCCCAGGCCTCATTCGTCGTCAACAGCGACACCTCAATCACGGCCATCTCCCCGCCGGGCAGCGGTACGGTCGATGTCAGTGTGACGAACCTCTATGGAATGAGCGCGATCACCGCCGCTGACCACTACACCTACCCGACGCTTCCGGTCCCCGCAGTGACAAGCATCTCGCCGCAGACCGGCCTCCAGGGCTCCTCCGTCACAATCACCGGCACCAACCTCGATTACGCAGAGTTCGTCACCTTCGGTGATGAGTACGCCACGTTTGATATTCTCTCGCCCACCAGCATCAAGGCGACCGTCCCGGATGGTCCCAGCGGGACAACGGTTGATGTCCTGGCCGGAGGGCTGGGCGGGTGGGGCGACGACCCCGGCGAGGCCAACGACTTCACCTACGCGATGCCGACCGGCATGAAGACGACCGCCACCAATGTACAGCAGTCCCCCTACACCGGCTGGTCTAGGGGTAGCGTTACCGTATCGATGTCGGCTAGCTCCGGGGGTGGCGCTGCTATTGCCGCGACGTACTACCGCGTCGATAGCGGGGCCATCACGCAGTACACCGCACCATTCACGGTGAGTGACCCCGGCTGTCACCTGATTCAGTATTGGTCAGTCGATGTGCAGGGCGTGGTCGAGCCGACGAACACCGGCTACGTCAACATCCTGAGCGACAGCAACATTCCGAGCGGCCTCACAGCTACGGCCGCCGGACTCAACCAGGTGCTGGTGAAGTGGACGAGCGTTGTGTCTGATGGCGCTATCAGCTACAAGGTCTACCAGGGCTCCACGAGCAACCCGACAACGCTCGTTGCGACGACCAGCGCCAACGTTGTTGTCATCCCACAAGCCTACGCCGACGGGGCGAAATACTACGCCGTCTCTAGTGTCAACGCCATTGGTGTTGAGAGCCCCAAGAGTGCCGCTGTCGGACCCGTCACCGCCGTCCAGGTCAACCACGCTGACATCGCCGTCAACGCCGTCTGGGCAGAACAAATCATGGCTGGCTCGATCACCGCCGCGAAGCTGAACGTCGCAGACGTTCAGGCCGCCGTCGTCACCGCCGCGCAGATAAACTCGCTGAACCTCACCGCCGTGAACATCAGCGGCGGGAACATCAACGGGGTGACAATCACCGGGACTACCTTCCAACTAACGAGTGGCGGCGTATTCCGCACCGCCGCGAGCGGCGTAAGAGTTGAAATCACTGGCGTCGATAACGACAAAATCCGCTTCTATGATGCCTACACCTACGCGCAAATGCAGGTGTGGGGTGATTCTAGCGCGTCTAACTTCTACATTCAGGGGCCGGAGCGCCGGTTGAGCGGCATCACAAGCTCTGCCTCAATCGCCATGATTGGGACAACGAGCTATCCACGGATTGAGATAGAGGCGAACGACTGCAAGCTCACGATTGGCACATCGAGCGGCAACAACCGATTCGACGGTCCACTCCTCGTCTTCGGTGGAGGCATTCGTCCTGGCACCAACTTCGTGTCGGGTACGAGTGAAGACGGTATCTGGATTCAGGACTCCGCGACCACCTCCCAGCGCTGGAAACTCTACTTCGACTCCTCGACCAAGCGACTGTACGTGCGTCGCGACTCGTCTACTTACTCGTACATCGCCGTGGACGCCAGCGGCGGCTATTGAGTCAATCAGGAGGACCCATGGCAGACGCAAACGCAGTCATCAAGGCGCTAGGCGTGCAGCTCGCGCAGGCTATCGTCGACAAGACCATCGCCGAGGTAGAGGTTGCCGAGATGCGCGCGCGCGAGTCCGTGCGCGCTACGAGTGACGCAGGCGAGGACGCACCGGTCGACGTCGGAGAGCTTACGTGAGTGTCACGTCGGCGGATAGACGGATTCTGGAGCTAACTGATGCCGTTCACTAGCCTCTTTGACGGCGGCCTATCGGTCAAGATCGGCGGCACCACCTGGTCAAACGGGACCGAGCGCAGGGGAGACGTGCATGGCCTCGTCTGGGACTCGACACTGAATGGCAGCGGGGCCGCTTCGTTCTGGCTTGACGTTGCCGACCCGTTCGACCCGCAAGGCGCATACCGGCCGGACCCGAACAACCCCGGACCAGGCTACTACAAAGAGCTTCGGCGCGGCGCGCGGGTGAGCATCAGCCACACCGTCGATGCGGTCACCACGTATCTCTATAAGGGGTGGATCGTGAGCGACCCACGCGCCGGGTCGGCGGGAGAGAAGTCCATCGTTCAGGTAGAGTGCGGCGGTGTGACTGAGATGGCTAAGTACCGCAGCGACCTGGCTTTCACCTGGACCGACTGCGACACCGGGTCATGTTGGCTCATCAACAAGCGCAACAATCGCATTTTCTCAGTGACGGCGGACGACTGCCTTGAGATTCAGTTGGACGACGGAGAGAAGGTGCCAAACAACAGACTTGGTATCGTCGGCTACGTCCCTTACCTCGGCGCTACCTACATGATGCCGACGCGAAACGGTGTGAAGCGCATGGAGGGCGATATCTCGACCAACCTCGGCGACCACATGCGCGCCGTTCTTATCTACCCGAAGAGCGGCCGATATACCGACAGCCGCCTCCTGAGCGATTACAACGTCATCAAGACTTGGGGCGACGCCGCCAGCGAGCAGCATTTGTTGAACGCTCACTTCGACACGTCTGGCTTTTGGACTCCTCCGAGCGATGGAGTGAAGTACCTAGCCCTCGGTATGTACTGCACCAACACCAAGGGCGCGACGATGACCAATGACCGCTACGTGCGTATTGACAATGTTCGCGTCTACACCGGACTCGACACTCGGCGCGTAGACGAGGCGATGGTTGAGGTAGCCAACTTTCTCGGCTTCCACGACACAACCGACACCGCATCTATCGGTAGCGTCATCCCAAACCTTCTCGTGCGACCCTACACTGACGGCGTCAGCGCCATCAACCAGTTGGCAACGCAGAGCGATTCACTGGTGACTTGGGGCTGGTGGCCAAACGCTACCGGCGGCATTGTCTTCAGGGCGCGACCTATGAGAACCGAGTGGAGCGATATCCGCAGCCAATCTAACTGCTACAAGATCAACCCTACCCTTCCGGGAATCGACTGGGACGTAGCGAACCACCCCGAAGATGGCCTTGGCAGCCCGAGCGCCGTGCGCCTAGTCTACGGCCGCGTCGGGCGCGCGAGCGGCTTCCCGGCCGGTACGCCCGCGACGCAGATAGGCCCGACGAACCTTGGCCTAACAGCCGGTAGGCCGTTCCGTGGTGCCGCAGCACCGGTTATGACGGTCGACTTCTCGCGGAGAAACTTCACCGACCGCCACGCCGACCTCCTGGCAGACAAGCTCGCGCGGAGCTTGGCCCTGGGATCCGCGACCGGCGTTGTGACCCTGCGCGTACCGACCATCACCGTGTACTCGAGCGGAGCCGCCAAGCCGTGCGCCTACATCCAGGGCGGCGACTGGGTTGACACTGACTATGCCCGGACTGGGCCGTTGGTCGTCACTCGGTCAACGGTGGACGTAGACGGCGGTACGGTTGAGCTTGAGGTTGGCCTGCCAGCAGACATCCTCATCGAGCAACTTGAGGCGGCTGGCGGCATCACGCGCGTCAGGCTACACAAGCGGCACAGGTACCGCAGGCATCACCCAACCTGATGGCGACCGGAGCGTGCCTATGACGAGAGAAGAAGCCAACCGCATCGACCAGTTGCTCGCGTCCTACACCATGCTGGACGAGAAGATCGACGCAGCCAGAAAAGACATCAAGGAGATTGCCGCCAGCACCCACCATATGTCGGGACGCTTTGACGAACACGTGCGCAATGAGGAGGAGTGGCAGCAGCGTGTGGAGGGCCACATCGCGGAGTCAGACGAGCGTATTCGGCAGGAGGTTGAGCGGCAACTGAAGTCGGTCAACGAGGTCGTCAGAGAAATCACCGCCGCCAAGCAGAATCAGCGTGCCGTGCAGTCATGGCTCACCGACCGGGCCAAGCGTACCGCTATCTTGGCGGTTTCCCTGTCGCTGCTCGCCGCCACCCTCCTGTTGGTCGTGAACCACGACCACGAGTCAGCGGATGTGACTGCCATCCTCGCCGTCGCAACTCCATTTCTGATGCTGCTCTTCCGGCGCTCGTGACGAGCGGCAGTAGGCTTACGGCTGCGACGCACACTGCATAGAGCTTGGCGGCTACCAGGAAAGCCGCGCTTACCGCAAATCACCGGAAGGGGCATGACTGAAGCATTCACCTTTGCCGATAGATGCGGATCAACGCAAAGATACTTCACTACCTTGCACATGATGCACCTACAAAGGAGTTGACCAATGGCAGGAATGTCTAACTACACAGAGCAGCAGTTGCTCGACTGGTATTACCGTAGGGTAACGTGGACTGGGGCTGACCCCTACATCCGCCTCTACTCCACGAACCCGACCGATTTTGAATCGAACCCGCCGACTGGCGGTACCGAGATGGTCGGCACTGGCTATACGCAGTACGGCCAGCTTGCCGCACGCGGCTCGACCAACTGGGAAGTCGTCGCGTCCGGCAACGGCATGGTCGGCCAGAACAAGCTGACCAGCGCTTTCTCATGGGCCGTCGGCTCGGACTGGCCCGCCATCAATGGCGCGGCGCTGTTCGACGGCAACCTCGCCGGTTCCAATCTCCTCTGGGGAGGCGCGCTCACCACGCCGCGTGACCCGTCCTCGGGAGACACGGCGCGCTTCGCGGCCGCCGCTCTCCAGCTCAAGCTCGACGTCACGACGCTGGCGGGCATCACGACCGAGGCCAAGACGGCCATGCTCCAGCACCTGCTCATCGCCGACCAGTCGGCCTCGAACCGTGTCCCTGCTACGGCCTACCTGGCCCTGTTCACGTCGGCCACGGCTATCAACCTGATGACAGGGGCGAATGGGACCGAGGTATCCACTTCCGGGACCAACTACGCCCGCGCCGCCATCACGTCCTCGACGTTCTGGAACGCCGCCGCCGTGAGCGGCACCGGCTACAAGATCACCAACGCTGCCGCCGTGAACTCATGGAGCGCCGCAGGGACGGCGTGGGGCGCCGTGCGCTACCTTGCGCTCGTGGACACCGCCTCTGGTGCTATCGGCCACTACTACGCCATCAAGCAACTTACGAGTGACGTCCAGATTGACGCCGGTGACACGTTCTCCATCGCTTCCGGCGCACTCTCCATCAGCCTCGACGAGTCGAACTGAATGTAAGCGATGTCTGTTCTCTTCGGATACACGACTGACCCCGGATCAAGCGACAATCAGGTCTTCAACAGGATTCGCCTTGGCCGCTACCCGTTGTCGTCTGCGGCAGTTGTCAGCGAGATGCGCATCCTCTGTGCCAGCAATGGGGCAAACCCGCAATGGTGGCGTGCGTGTATTTACTCAGATAAGACAGGGCCAGCCCCAGATGCACTCTTGGGTTACTCGGACGAAGTAATCATTGAGGCGACTGATACGACGCTCGACTGGAGGGCTTTCAGCTTTTCAACCCCGGTGTCTCTGACTTCTGGGTACTATTGGATTGGGTGGGGTGTCGGTAGCCCCAATAACTCCGCAGCTTATTATCGTTACACCTACTCTCCGGGCAACACTGGGGGCAACATTTCCTTTACCTACCCGGACTTTCCCGCCAACCTAGGCACGATTACGGCGCAGAACGCGAACTTTGGCGTCTACGCTGTTGGATTCACCCCTCCTACCATTTCTGCGGCGCAGTCAGGCAGTAACATCGTCGTAAGCTGGACGTGACTTGGCAATCACGCCGGTCAACTACGTTCTCGGGACGGCTTCCAGCGGCTCGACCACCGCCGACATCAGCTTCG